TAAAAGAATATACACAATACTTTTTTGATTTAAATATTGATGATATTACAATTGGCGCACATGATAATTTAATATCAACAAAAAAGACAGTATTAATTCCAAATCCTGCTGCACCAAAATTAAATTCTAATAAAAATAACTATTTAAATGCTTTAGGGGAAGACGCATATACTGATACTAAAAAACATAAATTTTTTAAACCTACATATCCAAATGCGCATTCAAATATATCTCCGTATAAAGAAACAAATTATTCAGATAAAATTTTTAGAAGAACATCTGGTGCCGTAAGTGAAATACATAGACAAGATTTGAATTATATATTAAATAATTGGGGAAGAACAAACAGTAGACAAAACACTGCTATACCAACAGAAGATCCAACATTTGGTGGTACAAGAGTACCTGATAATTTGAAACGTGGATATTTAAAAAGTATTTATATAAATTTGGAATTTTTACAAGGGGTTCTTAAAGATCCTAATTGCAAAAATTTGAAAGAAGTGTATGAAAGAATATGTAAAGAAATAAATGAAGCTAGTTGTAATTTTTGGGAACTAACAGTTGTTGATGCTCCTGTTGTAAATGGAAAATCTACACTAAAAATTGTGGATGAAAAAGGACCACCAAATACAGGATTTGATTATCCAATTTATAAATTTGAGTATATGACAAATAATTCAATAATCAAAAAATTGAATTTTACAACTAATTTGTCAAATGCTCAAGCAAATCAAATTATTTTTAAAGCTGGTGCATATGATTATATTACTTCTAATCAAATGCTTGATTACAACAATAACTTAAATGCATCAAATAGTAACAAGCCAGTAGTAATTTATAATGATAGAATTTTAAAATCAAAAGCACAACCAATCACAATTGTACCACCAAAAAGTACTGGTACTTCTACTAGTTTGGGTCTTGAAGCAATAAATTATTTTTATAAATTAATAGGAAAAGACGGGAAAAAATCTGGAAAAGATGAAAGTGTTCAGTTTTTACAAGTTACTTTGTTTGGTGAAAAACCTGGATTTAAACAAAATTTTCAACAAAATCCAGCAGACGGTCTGTTTGTTCAGATATATAAAGGATGGGAAAATATAGCACAGGATCTAGCATCAGCAGTAACCGCACCAACATCAACCGTTGATTATGACACCTATGATATTGTTGATATAATAATGCCATTTCAAGAACTTGTTTTATATATGTTGAATGACGGTGATGTAGAGAAAAATACAAACATATATAATGCTCCTCTAAGAAATGTGGAAATTGAATTGAGTTTGATGGGTATTTCTGGAATCAAGACATTTGAATTTTTTAGAATTACAAATCTACCACCACCATTCAATGATGATGTAGTTGTATTTCAAGTAACAAATGTTACTCATGTTATTAATGAAAATACATGGGAAACAAGATTAAAAGCACAATTAAGACCTGCTTATAACTTAAAAGGTAAATGATGAAAACATACGTTGATAATACTAGAGGATTATATTTTGATGTACTACAAGGAGATTATCCTGTATATGCAAAATCATCTCCTACCACTGATGATTATAACAGAGGTTATATAAATAGATATTTTGCAAAAAAAATTAATGACGGAACAATATATGAAGTTTCCGGTGATAGTTATAACACTATCATAAACGGACTATATTCTAAAATTAATTTGATATGGAGAATAACAGGATCAAAAACAGATGTTTATCAAAACAAAGTTAAAATATATAGTGGTGTTAAAGAAGATAATCAATCCGCAATTAAAAATGCAGAAAAAGTAATGCCAGGATTATCAGGAGTTTTAAAAAATCCTCTTGAATTTTATAAATAACAAGTATAAAATTGACATCATATACATTGTTGGTATACTTGCGGTATGGTCATCAAAGACACTAACAGTTACAAAAACTTCTTAAAAGATAATTGGAATAGTGATTTAATCATGGATTGCGTTCAAAATGATGAATGTTTTCATCCATGTGCAGATGAACCATGTTTATTGATGATTTATGGAATCAAGGACAAACAAACTCATATAATTTCAATTGACCATCCAGATGCAAGGTTCAGTGTTGATAAAAACACATTAGTATCAGACTTTAATAAACTTAAAGGTAAAAAGTGGATTTATGATAAAAAGAAGTTCATGCATTTGATGCCAATACAGAATTTGTATGATATTAACATTTTGTTTTTTATTAGTGACGGTAAAATAGATGATTATACTGAATTTGATACAACTGCTCATTCATTTTATAAACACAAGTTTATGTGTTATAGTGACTTAAATAAGTGTATTCCTGTTGTAAAACACTTGGAGAAGTTTGAGAAGATGTATAGTGAAATGCTTAAAAGAGTACAAAAGTTGAAGTTAGATGATAGTTTTTATAATATCAATAGTACAATCACTGAAAATCTTAGAATTCTTGAACACAATGGATTAAAGGTTGACGTAGAATTGTTTAATAGGCATTTTGAGAACAAGACGGTCAAAGATAAGGATGGATTTGTTTATACTCAATATAACCTATATACCGCAACAGGACGACCTAGTAATAGGTTTGGTAACGTTAACTATAGTGCATTAAACAAAGAAAATGGATGTAGATCATCATTTATTAGCAGATATGGTGATGATGGTATGTTGTTTATGATTGATTATAGTGCCTACCACCCTCACATAGTTGCAAAGTTAATCAATTATAACTTACCACAAAATGCTTATGAATATCTTGGAAGATTATATTATGGCAAAGATGACTTGACAGAAGATGAAATCAAAGCGTCAAAGAACCTTACATTTCAGTGTATGTATGGTAATATTCCATCTGAATTATTGGAAGTTCCATATTTTAAGAAAATGAGTGATTATATTGCGCATAGATGGTTATTCTTTTGTGAACATGGTTATGTAGAAACGCCAGTTTATAAAAGAAGAATCACAACAAATCATATAAATGAACCAAATCCAAACAAATTGTTCAATTATATCTTACAGGCAAGTGAAACTGAATTTGGTATGCAATCATTAGTAAGAGTAAATGAATATTTAGATTCTAACAAAAAACAAACAAAAGCTATTTTATACACCTATGACAGTGTTTTATTTGATTGTCATAAAGATGATAAAAGAGACACTTTGATTGAATTAAAACGGTTAATGTCAAACAATCAATTTCCTATAAAATGTTATATTGGACGCAATTATAATGAGATGATAATAGCAGATATCTAAAAAGATTAGAGTTCTTTTGTTTTTTTAAATATTTATCCTATATGGATAGTATTGAAGAAGCAAAACCAAAACCACCAAAAGCAGCTTTATTACCTTTGCCAAAGGATTTATCAGACTTACTTGATGAAGTAGTTGTAAACTTTGACAAGATTGATGGGCCACTAGACACTAAGATTAAAGAAACATGGCCTTTGTACGTAGTTTTTGGTGACGGTGGTAATTATCATATTGACGCATTAAGTAAAGTTCAAAAGTGGATTCAACTAGATCAAAAGATTGGACTTAAAGTAAATGAGATCTCAAAAGAGCCTTTATTGAAACTTAGTCTTGAGAAAAATGAATTGTATAAAGGTTATTTGGCATACAAAAACCACTATGATTCTATTTCAGGCATAAATTCTGGTACATCATTAGAAGACGTTACAGGAACAAAACCAACTGGATTCATCAATAAAGACATAACTAAATTTTATGAAGCATTTAATTCAAGTCAATATAAAAGCAAAGATAAGTCCAAAGAAAACACAGGTGATGCTGTGTTATTGTATGGTTGTTCTGCTGATGACGTTTATTCTGCATTAAAAAATAATAAAGTAGGCAGTACAGACAAAGAAGAAAGTTTGTGTGTTATTTTGGATAACAACAATAAAGAAACTAGCAAGAAGTTTGCAATTGTTTCTTTAAAGGCTGGTAAAGGTAGAGCCGGTAGAGTATTGACATTCTTCAACTCAATCTTTGGTGGTGGTATAAACGCTGTTCCAGGTTTAAGGTATTCACAAAATTCTGATGAAAATCCACAAAAATTAACTCCTGCTGAATTGCTTGGAACCAGTGAATCTTATATTGCTGAGATTTTCCAAGACATTTATGTTGACAAACAATTGTTGACTGAAGTGGAATTTATGAATGCGTTAAGATCTAGTTTAACAAAACTAGTTACCGCTGTTGGCAAAATTCCAAAAGCATTAGCTGATACTATTGGTGAATTTGCTGGTAATTTGAAAAAAATTACTAACAAAGTATTTGGTTCTATTGTATTAGGATTTAAAGATGAAATTCAATCAGTTAAAACAAAGTATTTTACGTTGGTAAATGCTGAAGAAAATTTGAGAAAAGAAATGGAGATAACCAATGAAGGTAAAGATGATCCAATCAAAGTAACTCATAGTTTTTATATAAATACCGCAGTTTTAGTTAGAGAAGTTAGAAAGATTAATTATGAAAGTTTAATTGGTAGAATAGTACAAAAGTCAAAACAATTGGATAACAATAAAATATTTGTAACTGATGTACAAGATATTGATGAATCCACCATAACTGGTATTAAGAACAATATCAATAATATTTGGAATACATACTTTGTACCGTTGAAAGATAGTACTTGTGTTACAAAAAAAGTTACATGTGAACCAATAACTTTGATTGATAGAGATGCATTCAAACCAATGATTTATTTCAATTCTAATATTGTTGCGTTTGAATTTTTTGAAAAACTATTAGATAAAGTATTGTCACAAGGAAGTAGTTTAAGTGATCAAAAGAATATCAAAGATGAATTTATAAAAATTTCCTCACAAATATCTGCTGAAGCTATATTTGGTAAGAATGACAGTCTTCCGTTGATTAAATATGACGGTAAAAAAATTCAAAGATTGGGTAAGAAGAAAGAATATTCAATCACAAGTATAGTGGAAGAAAAAGGTGGAGATTTTAAAGTTGGTAAAATTGAAATAAAAAAGAGTAAGGATGGAAATTATTTTATCGTCTATTTATATCTTATATTTGAATTACAAATAGTTGATGATGAAGTAGTTCCTTATTATTCATTAGTAGAACTAAGAAATGATAGTAAAAGTAGTTTTACATTCAAAGCAGAAGTAAATAAAACCGCAATACCACAAGATAAAGTATTTTAATATGAACATTAAGAAATTAATTTTTGAAGCATTAGACAAATCAAGCACAGACATTTCTATTGAAGATGGTGTTTTTGACATCACTAAACAAGAACACATTGAAATCTTGAGAAGCAACCTGCTAGAAGTAGGCATGTCAGTAGAAACTGTAACTGATTATTTAAACAATGTTGTAGAAGGAAAATATCCAGCACGTCAAGCATACAACAAAAATGGTATACTTGTAACCTTTCCAACACCAGAATATAAACAAAAAGCAATTGCAAAGGGAACTCACTTTGATAAAAATCCAAACAAACGTGACGCAAATGTTTTTACAGATGAACCAACAGATCAAGAAAAACCAAGCGTAGAACCAGAACAAAAACCAACTCCAGATCAACCAAAATCACCAGAAAAAGTAGATGTTCAACCTGAACAAAAACCAAAAGATGATGAAGATCCAGACACTAGAACTCCTGAAGAAAAACAAGCTGATGCAGTTGATATTGAAAAAATTTTAAGAACAGAGTATACCCTTGAAGAAGCCAAATCATATGGTTTTTATCAAAAGAAGAATACATGGTATGACTCTGATGGCAACGTAGTGGGCAAATTATGGTACGTAGATGGTAAAAAACTAATAATTAAATGAAAAAACAATTACTTTGCACATTCACTACGTCCAGTGAATATTTAAATTGCGTAGATTTGATAAAACAGAACTACATTATTCTAAATGAAAAAATATTTATATTCAGTAATACAAAAAATCCAAAAGAATTGTATCTGACTTATAATGTTGAACTTACAGATGATAAATTCAACAAATTGCCAAATACAATAAGTGTACATAGAAAAAAACAAACCAACACAATTTATACATTGAATGCAATGAATAAGTTGATCACAGAAGAAAACAATGGTGTTTTTGACAAAACCTTTCAGTTAAGTTGGGAATTGTACCAAAACTCAATTATTTTAACTGGAGATGTGTCCGTCAGAATTATTCCTGTCAAAATTTTCAATATAATTAGTTGAACTTTTTAAAATTCCATGCCATAGTTATGTAGTGTTATGAACAAGTGATTCGTGTGAGTCACTCAATAAGTTACAAAACTTATTAATTAACACTTAAAAATTAACTATTAAATAATTACCGATTATGGCATTAGACCTAAGTAAGCTAAAGAGTCGTTTGAATTCACTTTCAAACACAAACAACAAAACTCAACTAATCTGGAAACCAAAGCCAGGCAAACAAGTTGTACGTATTGTTCCCTACAAGTATCAACCTGATAATCCTTTTATTGAGTTGAAGTTCCATTATAATATCAATAACAAGACTTATCTATCTCCTGACAGTTTTAACCGTCCAGATCCAATTGTTGAATGGTCAAATCGTATGAAGAAGACCGGCAATAAGGAAGATTGGCAGTTGGGACGTAAGATGGAACCAAAGATGCGCACATACGCTCCAATCTTGGTTCGTGGTGAAGAAAGTGAAGGAATCAAGTTCTGGGGATTTGGTAAGAATGTCTATCAAGAAATTCTATCAATCATCAATGATCCTGATTACGGTGATATCACAGATCCAGTTAATGGTCGTGACATTGTTGTAGAATTCCGTACCGCAGAAGATTCTGGTAAGTCATTTCCAGAAACCACTATCCGTGTCAAGCCAAACGCAACTATTGCAATTGACGTATCTCAAAAAGAGATTCTTGCTCAACAAGTGAACATTTTGGATCTATTTCCTGAATATTCATATGATGAACTAAAGTCTGTAATGGACGCTTGGTTGAATCCTGAAACTCAGACCACAGAAGGTACTGTTAATACTATTGTTGAAGATGACGCTCCGTTTACAACATCTCCAACTCCATCTCCAAGTGCAGGTAAAACTGCTACTGCCTCACCAAGTGCAAAGGCATCCAAAGCAAATACAGATGATGTAACTGCTGCTTTTGATAACTTGTTCAACAGTTAAAATCAATTGTTAGTAATGGGGTGGTAGTATCTATTACTGCCACCCCTATTTTAGTTATATAAATTTATGAAAAAGAAAAATCAAGTTACACAAGATACTCCTCAAAGAGATGAGTTAGTTGAATTACTCGCAAATGAGTTAAACAAAGCAAACAAAGACGGTGGTAAAATTGCTTATTTTTTAGATGAACAGGAAAATCCAGCGGAAATTAGTGATTGGATTAGTACAGGTTCTTCTATTCTTGACCTAGCCATTAGTAATCGTCCTCACGGCGGATTACCTGTTGGTAAGATGATTGAATTCAATGGATTAGAAGGAACAGGAAAGAGTCTGTTATCTGCACACGTTGTTGCTGATACACAAAAGAAAGGTGGAATTGCAGTTGTTATTGACACTGAAAATTCTGCTGCTCCAGAATTCTGGAAAAGTCTCGGTGTAGATCTATCAAAACTTCTATATGTTCAATGTGAAACCGTTGAAGATATCTTTGAAAAGATGGAACAAATGATTGCGATTGTAAGAAAGTCTAACAAAGATCGTATTCTTACAATTATTGTTGACTCTGTTGCAGCCGCATCTACAAAAGTAGAATTGGAAAGTGATCATGGTAAGGATGGTTATGCAACTGGTAAGAGTATCATCATCAGTAAAGCAATGCGTAAGATTACTACAATGATTGGTCGTCAGAAGGTACTTACTGTATTTACTAATCAATTGCGTCAGAATCTAAATGCTATGGCATTTGGTGATAAGTATGTAGTATCAGGTGGTAAATCACTTGCTTATCATTGCAGTGTTCGTGTTCGTTTGAACAACACAGGTAAACTTAAGAAAGGTGAAGAAGTAATTGGCAATGAATGTAAAGCATTAGTTGTCAAAAATCGTATGGGTCCACCACAACGTCAAGCATCTTTTGATATTTACTTTGATAGTGGAATTGCAGATTATGGTAGTTGGATTAAGGTACTGAAAGAAAACGACTTGGTAAAACAAGGTGGAGCTTATTATACCTATAAAAAGGATGATGGTACTGAATGGAAGTTTCAATCCAAAGACTTTGTACAAATAATGAAAAATGACAAAGTTTTGAATGAAGAAATTTACATGAAAATCTGTAATTCAGTCATTATGAAGTATAAAGATCCAAATAGTATCATTGTTGATGACGCAGTTATTGACACGAATGAGGATGTTGGTGTATCATCTGAGAATGAGTAATCTATCTGACAGTGAAAAAAAGAGGTTGTTTTCTTTATTTGATAACGTAAAACAAGAAGATACAGTTGGAGGATTGAATAGATCATCCAATTCTGAAGTTCTAATTGTTGATTTCATGAACACTTTTATTAGAGCGTTTATGGCCTCCCCCTCCCTCAATTCCAATGGTAACCATACTGGTGGAATTGCGGGATGTTTAAAAAGCATTGGTTATGCAGCTAAACTAATTAATCCTACAAAGATTGTAGTTGTGTCTGATGGTCAAGGGGGTTCACTGAAAAGACGGAAGATTTATCCTCAGTATAAAAGTGGTAGAAAGACTAAAATTAGGCTCAATAGAGCTTATGAAGATACTACTACTCCTGATACCGAAGATAAAAATCTAAAGAAACAGTTGTTGAGAACAGTTCAATATTTAGATAAATTGCCTGTAACAACTATGGCAATTGATCATATTGAAGCAGATGATACAATTGCATATTTGGCAACAGACTATTTTAAGAATAGTAATGTTACCATTATGAGTGCTGATAAAGATTTCTTACAATTAGCTGACGACAGAGTTAAAATCTGGAGTCCAACCAAAAAGAAATTGTATGGTTGTGCCGAAATTCTATTGGAATATGGCATTAGTTGTAAGAACTTTATCAACTATAGAGTAATGGAAGGTGATACTAGTGACAATATTGATGGCATTTATGGTGCAGGATTAAAAACTATTATCAAGTGTTATCCTATTCTTACAGAAGATAAACAGTATACGTTACAGGAATTATATAATTATAGTGATAGTCATAAAGGTAAACTGAAGTTATATGATAGTGTATTAGAAAACAAAGACGTTATGCAACGTAATTATGATTTAATGCAGTTGCATGATACTCAAATTCAAACATTCTCGCAATTGAGAATCAATGAAATTATG